CATTTGCTCCCGCAGTGTTTTAAGATCAGCCATTTTGGCCTCCTTCTAAAATGCCTTGCCCAAGGGCGGGGGAAATGAACGGGCAAACAGCGGGAACCGCCGTTATTCGTTAAAACTTAGCCTTCATGCGAAGTCTTCTCGCAGCTTGGTTTTTTGTTTCTTTGGCACGATGAGCCTCAAGAGAGCGCAGACCGATTTCTGTGCCGTCGTAAGCTGGGGTCGTAACAATGGCCACATCGTGAAGTTGCAGGTCTTGGATCATGCGCTTTGGCATATCACCACTATCGTCCCACTCTTGACGGGTGGGAATGAATGCAAAAGACATTTTGTCCAAGTCTCCGCGCTTCATCTTTGGAACAATGCTGCGGACATCTGGGTCAGAACCATCAAGCTCTGTCTCCATAAACAAACCGCGCTCGTCCTGCGTTAGACGCAAAGTTCCTGACCGGGTTCGCGCCAACGGCAGACCATCATGGTTAATCAGAAACACAACATCATCCTGGCGCTCAAGTGCGTTTGTAAAAGCGCCCTGCTCGATCACCTCAGTAAACATGCCAGCAATATTGGTCTCTTCTCCAAAAACTGCGGCATAACCCGAAACTCGGATGGCTTGATCTTCGTCCTCACGAACCTCGAGAGGCTGCGCTATTGCGCGGATTTCACGTTCAGCCATTGTAGCCTCCATATGTTTTGTGGAATATAGCACAGAAGCCTCACCCTCGTCCACACGGGAGCGATCATCGTCCTCTTGCTCCAAAATGCGGCTCGCCCATGACCTTCCAGCGTCGCCGCCCCAAAGCGCCCAAGCGATGCGTCCGTTGCTAGGATAGCCATCCTCGCCAGGCTGGAAGCCCTCAGCTTCTTTGTCAACTTCATGCCGAGCAAAGTAGCTAGACATCCGACGAACCGTATCCATGCTGAGATTAACTTTATTCGAGATGTCTCTTGCCCTGGCAATGCCGACCTCAGTGCCACCCCGACCATACTCTCTGCGCCAAGCAAGGCCACGCTCGGCCTCTTCAGCCATCGCATCATTCGGTGTCGGCATCAGTACCTCCGCCCTGATTGCTGATTGGCACGGTCGCGCCCTGTATCATCAGGTCATCGCCGCCGGGGAGCGCAGACATATTCTCAATCGTGCGAACCTCATTCGGAGTGCGGATAGCGTTCTGGATGGTTGTGGCGTGAGCCTCCATGCGAGTTTTAAAGTCGCCGCGCAGCAAGCCGTCCACGTTGAACTCAATGTATTGCTTGGAGCCACGCGGGAACAGCTTGAGGTTCATTTCTTGCTCAACCTGCTCAATCCATCGCTTCAAAGTGTGTTTTACAAAGTGCAAATCTTGCTGCTCAGTGTTGCTAAATGTGCCATGCGTCAAATCTTGCAAAAAGACAGGCGGCAGGCTGTAAATGCGTGCGATCTGCTCAATGCTAAAACGCTGCAACTCAATCAACTGCATTTGCTCTGGGTTGAAGCCAATTTGCTTCATTTCATGGCCCATCGGTAGAGCCATAACTGGACGGCCTTCGCGAGCCAGCTTTGCAGTCGCCTTCGCAACGTCTTCTGATGCTCGAGCCGCTGCCGTGCCGCTCTGGAACGGACCCTGCAAGACAACAGGCGGGATGCCGCCAGATTGGAACGCCTTTGCGCCATATCTGCTGGCCGCGATAGCCATGCCAATCGCATCTCGGTTGGTGGAGATCGGCCCACGAACGTCCAAGCCGTTTGATTTCAGCATAAAGGGAACGTCAATCACCTCATTGGCGTCGTAGGTTATACCCTTGCAAAGATAAACCTTGATCTGACGCTTGCCCTCTGTTCGATGCTCAACCCGCGTGTATTTTGGATCGAGAGGCCAGAGGTTTTTCACAGCGCCATTGCTGGACCGCTCAATGTAAGTCACACAGCGACCACCAGTGAAAACTTGGTCAAACATATATTTGCGCCACTCAAACGATGACATGCTGTCATTTATGGCGTCATGCAAAATACCCTCAAGCGGTCCAGAAGCCTTGACCCGGCCTTTGCTGGTCTTGCGATATACATGAAGCGGCAGTCCTGCCAGTGTTCCGCTGAGAAAGTTTACCGCAGCCCAAACCGCCGGGACGCCAAGGGCGGTGTCAGTGTTTACCGTAACGCCAGCAGAGGCCGACATCTCTCCCCAGCCCATAACTTGCAGAAAATCCTCCGCAGACACAGGTGAGCTGGGATTTTCAAGGTTTCTGCTTTCCGGCTTGCGGAAACGATCAAGTAAGCCCATTTTCAAAATTCCACGCGCATGGTTTATCCTAATATAACCTATTACGAGGCAAGCGTAAAGGCTGGGTCATCCCAAGGCGACGAAGCGACCACCTGCTCATCGTGCGCAGAAGCCCCTAAAGCCATCGCCAAAGCGACCAAGCCATCAATTTTGCTGACACTTTTGCCCTTATTTAACTTCCTATTTCCAGCCGGATCGCGCTCTGCAACCGCACCAGCAGCACACATATTGAGGATCGGGTTGCCTCCGTGACGCAATTTTCGCTCCGCGACCAACCTTTCCAGCTTATCAACCGCCGGAGCCATGTCTTTGAAGCCCTGACCAAACGCAGCCATCGGAACTTGCGCACCAATGGCGTCCAGCTCCCTCTGAAAGTCGTTTATTCGCCAGCGGTCATAAGCCAAAAGCGAAATGTCATATCGCTCCGAAGCCTCGGCAACCGCTCTGGCCACCAACGCAGGGATGATAACCGGGCCGTCAATCAACGTCAAAAACCCTTGCTCGGCCCAAATGTCATAGGGAACTTTGTCCGTTTTGGCCTTATCCCTTATGCCATCAGCCGGCAAAAAGAACTGAGGAACAATGTGATAGCCGTCATCTACCGGGAAAGCCATTACAAAAGCAGTCAAATCTCGACTGGCCGAAAGATCGAGACCAGCATAACAGCTCATGCCGGACTGAACTTGCGGCTCTGCATTGTTGGCCTCCCACTCGGCACGAGACAGAAACGGACTGGTCGCCTCAATTCGCTGGTTCAAAAATAGCCAACGGAAACTGTTTTCTTTTGCAGGCAATCTTGATGCCTGCTTGGCGAAGTCCTCAATGTCTTTCAGGCTACGGAACTCGCCCAGCGCCGGATTTGCCGCCTTCCATGCGCTCTTGTCTAATATTTCGCAGTCCTCTTCAGCGGCATAAAGGTGGCAAACAATTCGCTTGTCTTTCGCATTCTTGGCATCATCCAACCAAATGCTAAAAAGATCGCCATCGGTTGCTGCCTGCGTGCTGATCGCAATCAACAAAGGATCATCGTGAGCGCCCTGCGCAGTTTCGATTGCCTCAATGAAACTGTCTGTCGGACCTCTGACTTGGCCGACCTCATCAAGAATAGCCAGCACAGGTGACAAGCCGTGAGCCGTCCCGGCCTCTGCGCTGATCGCTTTATATTCAACATTCATCGGCAGGCCGACCAGTGATTTTTGGCTTGGCACGATTTTAATTATCTGAGACAGGCGAGGCGAAAGCCGCACCATCTTTTCGGCCAGCTTAAAAACAAGCGCAGCCTGATCTCGGCTTCGTGCGCCGCTGGTGATCTGGCTGTTCTGCCGAGCCTCTGGTCCGACTATGTGAGCCAGGAGGATTGCAGCTATCAACGCAGATTTGCCGTTCTTCCTGCCAACACTCAGATAAGCTCGGCTCGTGCCTTTGGGATTGTCATAAATATCCAAGATGAATTTGCGCTGAAATTTCATTAACTTCAATTGCTTGCCGACCAGCTTGCCCTCCGGCACCGGGCAAAAAGCCTCAATAAATTGACAAACTTTCTCCCCGCGCGTTGTCATGCAGAAAGCTCCTCATAGGTCTTTCCGCTTTCGGCATGGGTTGCCTTTTCGCCAGTAAATTCTTGCCATCGCTGGATAATGACATCGCAATATTTTGGGTCAAGTTCCATCACATAGCAATTGCGACCTGTTTGCTCGGCACCAATAAGGGTTGATCCCGATCCGCCAAACAAATCTAAAATTTTTGTAAGACGAATATGATTTCCAAATGCCCTTACAGAAAGAGCAACGGGCTTTTGAGTTGGATGCTTATATGCCGTGTCTTTTTTAACCTCCCAAAGATCGCTTTCATTTTTTATAGCATCATCGACGCTGCCATTAAAAAGACAAAATTCATGTTGATGCCTATACCCACGACCTAAACCAAAAACATTCTTGGCCCAAACTATGCACGCCTTATAGGGCAGTCTGCCCTGCAACTCACCGTAAAACTTCCAGTTACACCAAACGTACACTGCTTTTGCATTTATAGCTTCAATAACATGACAGACCTCACCAATGAAGTCAGTAAACTCAGATTCAGCCAGATCATCATTTTTTATAACGTCATGCTTTCCACTGCGACCATTGAAAGCAACATTATAAGGTGGATCAGTAAATATCATTTCAACGCTTTCACCATCCATCAGCTTTTCCACCGCATCAATGCTGGTGCTATCCCCGCACATCAGCCGATGCCGACCAAGCACCCAAACGTCTCCCTCAACGGTAACAGGAACCTCCGGCGCGTCTGGAACGGCATCCTCGTCGGTCAAACCTTCAGTGCCTTCCTCGTTGCGCAAAAGATCGACAAGCTCGTCTTCGCTAAAGCCCATCAACTCGCCAAAGTCTCCAGCCAAATCCTCAAGCTCAACTCGCAGAGCATCATCATCCCAGCCAGCGTTTAGCGCCAGCTTGTTGTCCGCAATAACCAATGCGCGGCGCTTTCGATCATCAAGCCCAGTAACAACAACAGCCGGAACCTGATCCATCTTTGATTTTCTTGCAGCTAAAAGCCTGCCATGCCCAGCGATTAAATTGCTGTCCTGGTCGATCAGGATCGGATTGGTAAAACCAAACTCTCGAATGGAAGCGGCAAGCTGCGCCACCTGTTCGTCGCTGTGCGTCCTGCTGTTCAATGCGTAAGGAATTAAATCCTCAACCTGAACAATCTTATGTTCGTAAAATTCCATCAGTTAGCCCTCGGCATTGCTATTAAATCGTTGTCATTAAAAGACTCTAATGTTTTCCCGGCGTCAATAGTGGCTCTCGCATAACCATTGACAGTGCGAGGATCGCTGGCCATTTGGTTCAAAGACATTGACCGAATAACAGCCATCTGCCTTCTCTCAAGAGTGTCGATCACAGAGATCAATGGATTTGGAATTAATGTGCCACGCTTGTTCTGAATAAGAACGCCAGACCTATCTAGGGTTTCCTGATGCTTTCGGATGTCAGCCTCCATTCGGACCACCTTGGCCAAAAGAAGCAAGTCCATGTCGCGCCAGTCCTCGCGTGCGCGTGCGCGCGTGAACTGTCCCCATATTACTAATTCTTCGTCGCTGCGCAATTCTACACCCTGCGGTAAAGGGACGCTTTCGATTGCACCTTTAAAACCACCGAGGGCCGCTGTGACGCTGTTTTTATCGCTTCGCTTTTTCTGGCTCATTTATTTTCCCCAAAATTTCCGTAAACGCGCAAAAAGAAGTGGGCGGCACTGGTCTCGAGTAATGTCGTTTTAGAGATTTGACCCACCCCCCCGTCAGTTTACTTATTTGCCGCGTGGTCTGGATCAATAGGCCAACCATCTTCACCTATTGTAACATCGAAGCCCCGGTTTTCAATCGACTGAATTGAACCCGAGTGGCAAGTCCAGCACACGCTTTGCAGGTTGTTGATGTCAAAAAACAAGTCGAGATCACCTTTGTGCGGTTTGAGATGGTGAACAACCGCTGACCTCGGATGACGTGTGCCTCGCTTCAGTAGAGCCTTGCAGCCTTTATGTTGGCACATAAACCCGTCGCGGAGTAGCGCACGCTCACGCAGGATGCGCCATTGCTTGCGACTGTACAGCTTTCGATACTCAGCCGCCTCATCTGATCTCCATGACTCCATCAGTGCATCTTAATCTTGCTGGCGCTCGCTGCCTGCAACATATCAATCACACAGAGCATGGCGACGATGATGTCGTAGGCACTGCTGCCTGCCTCATGCTTTTCCTCTATGAAATCGAACACATCGCTGATGATCTCATATTCTATTTCATGTCCGGCCTCGACCACAAACATTCTATCTGGCATCGCCTTTTCCCTCTACCTGCGCCAACCATACGACCAAACAAAGCAAAAAAGAACCCCCACCAAAATGGCAGGGGTCAAGTCAAGCAGGGCGTGCAGCCGGGAGGTGGCTGCATAAGTCAAACGATAACCCATGAAGACCTTACGATGCAAGGTCATGGCCTGTCATCCGTACCAGTGCCACGCTGCTCATATGCTATGAGAAACATCAAGCAGCACGATGCGTGCCATAGGTGAGAGCAGTTTGTTTCCCCGTCGATGCTATCAAACGCAAAGTTATGCGTGGCAGTCTTTCCGCCCCACCAGGCCCATAGATGACGCATGAGAGCGCCAAACACGCGACCCCAGCTCATTCCTAACTCCCAGTTGCGCGGTGCATACTTGTCAGCGCCGAAGCCAAGAACATGAGCCGTGGCAAACAAATACTCTGGCGCGATCAACTCCATTGGCTCTTTGCCGCCATCTTTCTTGATTGCTTTATCCATCTCACTCGACTCCAAAGTTAATTTCGTCATCAAACAACCTGACCTCTGTGATCCTCGCTCTCGGGAACTCATTTGTCACCGCTGCCATCATCTCATCTGTGCGCACGCTCAGGACCGCACAAATATCGCTCATAGGGTAAATGTACCAGCTCGGCCTTTGCTTGCGTAAAGCGCCCACATCGCCGCTCGCCAGGAAGCAATATATCTTCTCGCCCCATTCGACAATATGCCCGTCAACCTGCGGCGGCTTGAAGCCATCGTCGCGAGCTTTCTTGCTCATCAACCTGAGAGCCTTGGTCAGCGTCTCGGCCAGCTCGGCGCAAGAGCGATAGTCATCCGCCTCCATTGCTGCCGCCAGCTTGTCCTGCAACTCTTGATAGCGGACGGCGTAGGATGGGGG